GTCTGGCATCCTCGATTACTTCCGGATCCGTGACAATGCTTTCTGCCCTCAGGCCAACGGCATCCTCTTTCACAGTAAGGTTTCCTGCTCTGGTTTCCGCCAGTACCCTGAGTGGGTCATGGTCCAAAAGCATCCGAATGTTGTCTGCCCGTTCAATGGCCTTCTGAAATGCCCTCTGCTCAATGATCTCGATCACTCTGCCGTGAGGCGTCATGACCGGACGGCTCTCTCTTCCCGGGACATTTACATAACCGCTGATGTGCAGCCCGTCAGCTCTCAGTTCCGCTCTCATCCTTCTCACCTCCTTCCTGTATTTGTTCTGGTTCTACCTTTGCCGGTCCGTCTGTCCCTTCCTGAATCTTCGTTCCCTCGCCGGTCAGCAGGTTTGCCGTGGCGTTGGTATTCGGCGTATAGACCTCTTTGGTCTGTGGATTGAACAGCACAGTATTCAGATTCATCTGAATCCAATCAATACCCAGAGGCTCCATGTCTTCTTTTTCCCTGACCTCATCAATCTGCAGGAAGTTCTTTTCCAGTCCAATCTTGTATGCCTCGTACCTTTCACGGATGGATCCACGAGTCAGCTCTTTGGTGTCAAACTGCCAGTAGTAGGAACCCTTTTCTGATTCCAGAAGCAGGTCACGGTTCAGGCTGCACTCAATGTCCGTCATGACCGCCACGCATGCCCGAATGAACTGATTCATGTCATTGTCCGTCATGGAGTTGCCGGTCTGACTTCCGCAGATCATGCTCGCAGGGATTCCGAACAACTTGCATATTTCCTGACCGTTGGATTCCTTGTTCTCATTCATCTGCAATTCCGCAGCAGTGGCTGACGCTTCCTGGAATTTCACACCATTGTTCAAAACAATGACATTGTCATCCGACTCCCCATAAAGCCTCCGGAAGGCTTCCTTTAGGCTGTCTATCGAGACCTGCGTCAGAATTTTGTCCGACTGCAGGAAACCTCGTTTCGTACCGCCCTTCTTTGCATTGGCAAGCTCAAACTTCAGCTCTGCAAATGCCACATTCAGGACAAGAGGCGATTCCTCGATGATGGAGTGTGACCGCATGCCGTCCTGAGTCTTCCGCAAAATCTTGATGAAGTTGCCCGGTCGGTATCGGACGCCCTGCACAAGGATGTCGTAGTCCTTGAATATCGGGTCAAAAGACTCAAATCCGATACTGATGTCCTTCTCATCAACATAGTGGATGCTCTGGACCTTGTTCAGACTACGATTTACATAGGCAAAACCGCCTTTACCAAGATAGTAATCCTCGATCATAGCCCGCCAGAACATCTTTGCTGTGAGCGTGTCCCCTGTGTCCTCATTCAGCATGAAAACCCTGCTGTCACGCTTAACGACCTCAATGTCCCCGTTACGCTTCTTCCGCAGAAGCTGAAGCGGTAGTCTGCTGATCGTGTTGGAAATCAGAGTGATACACGCCTGAACAGTCGGGATCTGCAGGGCATCGGCCCGTGTGATTGTGTCCGTATTCAGATTCAGCAAAGCCCGAAGCAAGTCAGCGCCCACAATATCCGGTTCAAGTGTCTGCGTAGTATCTGCCCGGATTTCCGGAAGTCTCTCTTTCTTTTTCTTTTTGCTCATTGGTCACCTCATGCGGTCTGGACAATGAAACCGCTGTCTCCAAAGATAATGTCTTGTTGTAATAAATAAACGGCATCGATGGTTGCCATGCAGGCATCCACTTTGCCGTTTGATTTCTTTTTGTTCACGTATTGCCTAAGAGTCGTATCATATACACAGCGAGCATTTTCAAAATTCACTTCATAAACTCTGTTACTCTCATATCTGAACTGCCTATTCAAAATCTTTTCTTTGAGAAGTTTTGTCGGCATATGAAGTGTATCTGAGTGCTGTCTGACTTCCACAGTATTATATTTCTGTTCCCACTTCTGAGCAGATGACAGACAGTTCATTCTGTCATATCCGATTGCCTGAATCTGAACGCCGTATTTCGCTTCCAGGTTGAACACATAATCCTCGATCACTGAGTAATCAACAGTCATGTCACCGCAGGCAATGCATTGACCATTCAGTATTGCCTGTCTGTAATCAAACTTTTCAAACCGTGTCTTTTCTTCTATTCTACCCTCCGGAATAAATACCATTGGAAGTGCAAGAATTTTTTCATCATCATCCACGGCTGTCATTACAACGGAACAGTTATCGGTCGTTATGGCAAGGTCAACGCCCACGTAAACAACACGGCCTGCCCAGTCGATATGCTCCGTCCGGCATGCCTGGATCTGGTCAATGGAGATGTAGGACTCAGTGCCGACCCCCTGATAGATGATATTGCAGTGCTTGGTGATGAAGTTCTCGCGCTGGCTCTCAACCTCAATTGCATCCCGTCTGGAATCAATCAGTTCATCCCATACCGGCTTCAGCTCCAATGCGAGCGGATTGGCATGCTTCAGGATCCTGTCATCCGTCGCCCAGTCCTTTGTGTTATCTGGTTCGTACAGAAGAGCGAATACCTTTTCATTGTCTATGATTCCGTCTAGTACCTTCTTGCAGTACGCTACCTCATCCTCGAAAGGATTCTGAGAAGTCGGATATTTTGTGGAAATGATAAAGCCCAGTCTGTTCATCACCAGAAGCTGACCGGACCGCATGGCCCCGATTGCGTAAGCCGTTGGAAGGGCTCCGGCTTCGTCAACGATGAATACAGAAGGCTCTTTACCATCAAGCCTGTTGGTCGAATAGTTCAATGGCGTGTACTTGGACTTCGTAGGCTTATGCAAAATGTAATCACGCAGAACCTTGAACTCTCCATCCTCAAAAACATCAATGTTTGTGTTGATGATCGGTTCAATAGCTTCTTTGATTTCCCTTGCAAGCTGTCCATCCGGCGCAACTGAAAAGAACCGACTATACGCCGGTTCAAGATAAAACAACAATATGAATAGGACAGCGACAACAAACGTTTTCCCGTTTTTGCGGGCTATCTCCAACAGGACACGTTCATACCTGCGCTTCCGTTTATCGTCCCTCCGGACAGTACAGATCGTGGCTGTGATCAGCAGCCACTGATACCCAGCAAGAGCAGAATAAATACTCTTGCCAGTCTTTGGCCCCTTCGCCATCTTCAGGACTTTGGTAATCTTATAAATCTTCCCGAGGAGTTTCTGATTTATGCAGTACGTCTCATTCTTATCATCCCATGTGTTCAGGAAATCCTCGCACTGCTTAATCACATACTTTGGTGCGTCTATGTCTCCACTTACAACGGCCCGTGCATAGACTTCAGCTGGATGCTTAACTGTCTTCGTCATCGTCCTCGTTCAATAATTCCATCAGGGTCTTTTTCTTTTCCTGTCCGGGCTTAACAGTGGAGATGGACAGCTTCGCTCTGGCCTGCGGGCTCATGCAGAATTCATTTATCAATCGCATGAAGTCACGGGCATATCGGTCTCTGGCTGACATAAGCTTCGAATCGGCCATATTACCTGGATTCTCATTTATTTCTCTTTCAATCTGCTGCATCCTGTCCACGCAGATAGACAGCTGAGAAAGGGCGAACAGATCCAGATTTCCAAGCACCTTTGCTTCGTCGAGTTCCGTCAGCACATAGTTGAAAATTTCGACCTGGGCTTCTGTCAGATACAGTGGCGGGACAAGCTTGTCTGACTTGCCGCGCAGGCGGTCTTCTGTTTCCTGTCTCTGCTGCTCTTCTTCTTTTGTGATCACGCCTGTTTTTGTCGCTATTGCCTTGGCAGGTCTAGCCATGTCCTCACCTACTTTCATTTCTAAGCATTTTCTTATTTTTGACCCAGGCCGTACGTCGTGCTGTGTGTGTGCTGTGTGTGCTGCAGGGCAGGGGGGTACCTGCGCTCAGCGTGCGCTGCCGGTCGCCTCCAGCTCTTCTGCAATCTTCGCAAGCTCTTCTCGCGTGATGTAACCAGACTCAGCAAGCTCATGATGGAAGCTGCACAGTGTGATCAGGTTATCATTGTCCAGCTTTCTGTCTGGTGCCTCACTGACCGGCACGATGTGATGTACAGAAAGTCCGGTGTAATTCAGCGGTCTGTCCGTCATATAAAGGCCTCGCAGGCAAACCTGGCACAAGTGGTTGTCTCGTTCCCTGATCTCGATTGATTTCTCTTTCCATTTGTTGGTACGTCTGAACGCTTGGATGTCTGTGTCGGTTGTCTTTCGTCTTTGCGCCTTCCCGCAATTATACTTCGAGTCATGGATGCGCCCGCAATACTTGCAGGACTTCAGCATCGGGTTTTCCTCCGTGCACAAAAAACGCCGCCGGTTTTACCCTGCGACGTTTGTTAGAATTTTCTGATACTTTTCTGAGCGTAACATATCACGGTCGAGTGCCCCGTGCAAGAATGAACAAAACCGCAAAAACACGAACTGAGTACGTAAAAGGTGAAGTGAATACTTGACTTGATGAAAAAAAGCAGGGCGTTTCAACACCCCCCGGCTTTTATGTGCGGCCGGTCAGAATGTTAGCCCCTGCTTATCTATCTTCCTGATGATTGGCTCAAGGTTTCGTAATGCTAAGCCGTGAATGGTCTGTGTGTATCGTTCCGAATAATGAAGCTGGTCACCGATCTCCTTCATGGAGTAGTAATCATACCCGTCCTTCAATCGCACATATCTAGCTGACATCACATCTTTTTCGGTTTGATAGTCGAGCATGGATATTGCTTTCGTTATCTGTTCATAACAGCATACCACTTTTGCATTGGCAGTATTCATGTGGCGCTCCATGCTATCCCGGGCTACAAACAGATCTGACAGGTCGTGCTTGTCGGATCCGCCGGGCTGACCATCATAGCGTATAGCGCGGATTGCTTCCTGCAGAGATAAGAGCTCCGTATATTCCTCGCGGATCCTGCGGGCATCAAGTTTCGCCTCGCGATACCGACGGAGCCAGCGCTTTACGGCATCATTATTCTTTTTAAGTTCGCTCTCGCCCATTCCTATCCGCATATTTAAAATGGGGCGGTTATACGATACCGCCCGAAACGAAAAGGAGAAAATATGAAAAGAAAGTGAAAGTGTCTGTCGAAATAAGGATAAGGTGGGGACCACCGGAAGGTCTGACCGGACAGCCCCCATGAGATACGCCACTGAAGGGCTGCTCCCTGCGACGTACCTGTTGCGGTTCAGATGAAAGGGAAGGCATCGGGCAACAGCCGCAACAAATCCCGATGCCGAAGCTGTCCCGGAACATTTGAAGCTCCTTTGATCACAGCCGTTGCCGTAGGACAGCAGGAGGTTTTGTATGAATGACATAAAGACAATGCCAATCCTAAAACCGAAAGATGGATGCCGGACTTGCACCGGCACGAGACTCAGGGCCTTCCACCTGCGTTGAACACAGACGCATGATAATTTAATTTACATCTGTATTATAACATATAGCTGTTATAGAACGCAATCATATGTTACGATTATATTTCTTTCTTTTCCATCATTTCCTGGATTCCGTCAAAGCCCTTATACGCAATTGGAGACTCAATAAAACTTGCGTCAAGCGGTATGTTTTCTTCCAGTCCAACATCTTCCAACCACTTCCGAAGCTTCGCTTCAGCTACAATATCACCTGGCTTCCTTTTCGGTTCCTGATTGTCATTCATTATTCTGTCACCCCGCTCAAATCAATGATTGGCATCCCAGTTCCCGATACAGTAGGCACACCTCCATTCCACTTATCAATCTTGTTGTTTTCAATCAGTTCAGGAGTTAAGCTTTCTGCAATAAGCTTGTTTGCTTCGGCTTCTGCCTTTGCTTTAATCCGTGTTGCTTCTGCTTGGCCTTCGGCTTTTATCTTTGCCTGTTCTGCATTGATGATAGCTGTTTCCTTCTCTTGTTCTGCTTTAATGATTGCTGTCTCTTTATCCTGCTGAGCCTTAGTAAGTGCAACCTCTTTTTCCTGATCTGCCTTGACCTGTGCTGTCTTCTTTTCTGTCTGGGCAAGTTCAAGTTCCTGAATCGCATTTACCCTGCGCTGTACCTGCGCTCTTGTTTCCTCATCTGCATCAATGTTAATAAGGCTTGTGTTCTCTACGATAATTCCATACGGGTCAAATTTTTCTTTTACATATTCAGACACAGCGATGTTAAGATTCGCCCTTTCTTCTCCCAGAATTTCCGTAACAGGATACTTTGCCGTTATCTCTTTCACCCACGAAATAATATTCGGTTTAATGAAACTGTTTCGGACTTCCTTACCGGACTGGCCTTTAAATCTGGTAAAGAGCTGCGCCACTCTTTCAGGGTCATATCTGTATGTAAATGTCAAGTCTACCTTTAATCCCTTACCATCAGATGTCGGAACCTCGAAAGAATCATCGTCACTCGAATCCCCGTCTTTGCCAGATGTAAGGTAACTTTGCTCAATTCCAACTGAATACAACGTCACTTTCTTCGTTGGCGGTACAATATGCCATCCTTGTGTGAGAACTTCATCTGACACGCCTCCATTCATATCATAAATGATACCGACATACCCGGCAGGAACCTTTTCCATCATCAAAAGGAAAACAATTACGCCAATAAAAATCACAGCACCGCTCACAACTGCTCCAATAAATCCTTTATTCATCTTCATCCTCGCTTTCTTCCATCATGCCTTTCATAGCATTGATGTAATCTTTAATAAATCCACCAATTTTAGGAAACAACAGCGCTGAACACAGCCAAACGAAAAAGGCAAGTCCAAACACGCATAAAATAAACAATGGGTTCATGTCACCACCTCATATACTTCTCACCGTTTATCTGAATCAGATACTTACCTTCTTTTGGAACAGTGACAGTTATGCCGTCCTCTCGTAACAAAAGCAAATATCCGTCCCATGTCAAGCAAAAATCCGTTGCAAGATGTTTTGTTATGATGTCCCCTGGAAGACTTATTTCCGCTACCTGACTAGGAAACAGATTTTCTTCCATTTCCGCATCATACACATCAAAGCCGTTCCATTCGGTCAGCTGTTCCGGTTTTAGAGTTACCATTGTTCAACTCTCCTGTTCCATGCATTGACTGCTTCTGCTTCTGACTTAAACAGCTTTCCTTCACAATATAATCCTACACAGTTCAACGTATTGCATCCGATTGTATAGTTCCCACCTTTTGTGATATGCGGTCGTATATATGTATCCCCGCAAAACGGACACGGCTTCAGTTTTTCTTCCATCACTATGCACCTCACTGCTTGATAATGGTCATAATCGCATCGCAAGAGCCTATAATACTTCCGATGTAATCAGTAGCGTCATCTATGAACTGGTCTTTATTTTTCTTCCCACGTGCATTTTTAAGCTGATTGTTTGCTCTTAATGCGTCCTTCCTTACGTTTTCCACCCAATCAATAAAGATTTGTTTTGGATTGTGTTCCTGTGGAACCGGCTTTTCCATTACTATGCACCTCGCAATCCTTCTTGTTTCCGTCCACCCATATCTGACGATCACGGCAGAATCCATAATTCTGATCAAAGTATTTGTCATACCAGATGCAGGTAGAGCATGTTTTGTCAGTCATCGTCATTATTCCTCTACATAAAACGGACAGTTATACCTCACAAGCTGTCCAGCTTTCGGTATGTAATCACAAGTAAGCTTGTTGTCGCAAGTGTTACAATCTCCAGACTTAATGATTTCTTTGTAGCTTCTTAAAACATCAAGAAGATATGATATGTTTGCAATAACGACATCTAATTGTAACATTCTTCTTCCTCATCCTTATCTTCTTCTGTCACACAACCACCTACGCCATCAATAAAAATCGAGTCACAAATACAGATATGTCCATCAAGATATATACAATCATCGTTTTGACAATATACTATAGTCATTCGGTATCACCTCTGTATGATTCTGGAAGCTGTTGCCATGCAGTAATCTCGCAATACCTCGGCAATTCTAATATCCACTCACCATCAATCGTGTGCGTTGTATCAACCCAAATATCTTCATCATCATGATTTACAATAGTAACAAGCACGTTTTCAGAAAATTGCTTACCGCTTCCACCTAACCAGTGATCTTCTTCTGGCATCCGCTCGCTGCACGGTATCCACTTCTGTTCTGCCTGTACGGATGGAAGCGACTTTATCCATTCTTCCCAGACAATAGCCGTGATTGGATGTTCTTTTAGATACGACACTTCATTCAACAAAGAAAGTGCATCCTGTCTTGAAATCAGATCCCCTGAACCATTCGGTAATTCCGAACAGTTGCCGAACGTATCCAGTACGGTTCTGACGGCTTCCACAAGATTGCTCGCGTCAACGTGACATTCACACTCTTCACATTTAGCGGAACATTCAGTGATTTTGTCCCAACAGTTGGATTGTTTTCGTAATACTTCCAATGCTACTCCAAACGTCATTCGTCCCACCCCACTTTCTGACCGCACTTCACACAATAATTTCGTTCAGGGTGTATATTGTGTATATTCCCTATTCCAGATAACTGTCTCCCACAATTACCGCATCGTTTAGTGTGCGTTGTTATTTCTATCGGTTTTGGTATCTGCTTCTGAAGTGCATCAATCGCCATGTTGATAGCTGTTTCCCATTCTGTCTTACCGGATGGATGATCATGGTTACAGTGTCGTTTTATATAATCTATGGCTTCTTGTGTGGTCATTCGTCCACCGCCTCACTTTCCAACCACTTCAGTAATCCGTTCCCATGACCGTTGCCATATGTGCAATTATTGTATCCCGGGCAGTCATGGCAATCAGCACGCAAATCACATAAAGCCCATGCAAGTTCTTGGTCAGACATGGCGCGTAATCTTTCACTGTTGGTCATTCCTCCACCACCATCCAATCCCGACTCGCCACATTATCAAAAGTGTACGCCACATTATCCGTCTGCCTAATGTCGATAATCTGACCATCCCGGCAGTGCATCATGATTGTTCCGTTTTCCCACGCCCAGTGGCCTTCCCACAATGGGCGCTTTACCTTCTTCCCTTCCAACATCTGAAACCAGGCTTCTCTGAAACTCATTTCTGTTGTTTTTGTTGTATTCATTCTTCCGCTCCTTCCGCTTCCGGTGGTTCTTCTCCGGTGAGATTCTTATACACTTCTTTAGCCCGTTCGCCGCCCTCGGTTTTGCCGAGTATATCCATCAGTTTTTGTGGAGTAATCGGTTTTGCTTTTCTACTGAGACTGAAATCACGTTTTTCTCTCATTCGCTCACCTCTTTCGTTTTCGCCTCGAAATATGTGCAGAACTTCACGCTTCCAGAATACCAATACTTCTGTGGTAGCTTAGTAATTTTCTTTCCGCCGTGGCAGAACGCAGACATCCTGACTCTTTCAAAGTGCTTACAGTCCCAACAGTTTGGTTTCATTCTTCTGTTCATTCCACCTCAAGGATTTTCAATATCTTTTCAGCCTGTTCAAATGTCAGGTCTTTTTTCTTCTCAAATGCATCTCGGCATTTCCTGATTATTTTATTCTGCCGGAGCTGTTCTTTAATTTCTGGTGTCAATACTTTAATGTATGATGTATTATACAATGAGTCTGTACCTTTTCTAAATCCATCTGAAGAGTATGTTTCTTTATAACCTCCATATTCAACGACAAAGTCTTTACGCTTCTCAGTAATTTTTATGACCGTACCCACGGACGATGTGAATCCCCAGTTGTTGCATAAAATAACCTTATCGCCAACTTTGACGTTCAAATCATTCATTTCTTCACCACTTCCTATTCTTCATCCCGTCAACCCAATAGTAATATTAATGGCAGTTGCCAATGCCGTTACGGACAATGCAAACATATCCCCGTTCTTTACAAGATTTATCACAAAACACATTCCGCAAAATATGCCAACAGCAAAATTAATTTTGTTTTTGATCATTCTTCCGCTCCTTCTGTCTCAATTTCCTCAAACCAGTCACATAACCCGGTTTCATCTTCGCAACAGATACTCATGTCGTTGCAATTCTGCATAGCAAGATAACAGTCGTTGCAGGTATACCCCTTTTCTTTCGCCTCCCACGCCATCATTTTTCCGCTCCTTCTGCTTCAATGACAGCATCCTGTTCTTCAATCTCCATCATCATTGATACACAAATATCTGTTTCGAATGGAAATTCCTTTTCTTCCTTTCCGCACGGATCAGGCGGCAACCATTTCAGGATATCTTTTTTTAGCTCGTCTCGATCAATCAAATCTCCATGGCTCCCCAAATCGACAAGGGGACAATCTTTATGTCTTCCTTCAAACTGAATCGTCTTGAAATCCATTGCTAAAACCGCTTTATTTATTGAGCACAATGTACACCATGTATTACCAGAAAAAACACCGTATTGTATCATCGGACAAACACTGCATTCTGATGGAATCTGCATCCCTCGGATCAATACGCTCATTCGGTCACCTCTTCACCCTCTCCGTCACCATATACGGATACGTGTGCAATCTTACATTCATTTCAGCACCGCATTTATTGCATCTGTGTGGATACTGTACAGGATTTGACAGGAGTACCGTACCAAGTGACCTCATGTATCCTTCTCCACACGCATCGCACTTGTAATCAATCTCGTATGTTTTGACTTTGTATTTTTCTTCTGCCATTGTCACACCATAAAATTTATAATTCCGCAAATGAAACAAAATATGAAAGCTACTAAATTGCCTGTTTCTTTCAAATGAATATAAATTAAAAAATTCAAAAAGCTCAGCATAAGACAAATGATTCCAAAGAAAATGCCAAGATTAAATTCGATCATTTTGTCACCTCTTTAAGTTGCGCTAAGTTGCCGGCAAGTTGCAACAACTTGCAATAAACTTGCTACTAACTTGCTTATCCACCCATATTTGGAAACGGGCAATCCCAGTCCCAATCTTCATACTGTCTTTCATTTACGATGGCTTTTCGTCCCCGGATGATTATAATTTCCTGTGTGTATTGCATCCCACATTCAATCCCGAAAAGCTTGATATCCACACTGTACTCGTCAGAAATAGCCTTCCAGTTTTCGAGATCTTTCGTTTCTCTCCCAGCATCAAAGGCCCAAGCCTGTTTTACATTCACACAGACTATACCTTCATCATCCTCCATATACACTTCTGTATCTTTGATAAATGCCCTTCTGGTCCCTTTGATGTGTGGCTCATCTTTAAAATTAAAATCAAGATAGTCTTCTCCACTAAAATCTAACACCTGTTCTTCAATCTTATTGGTTTCTCCAGCCCACGAACTTGGATCAAGTCCTTCTTTGAAAAACCTGCGTATATCTTCACGCTTACCACGTAGCTTCATTGTTCCTTCAATCCAATTTGGCATTCTTTTCACCTCTTAAAAATCCAGGCTGTTTGTTTTTATATAGCCTATGCTAACACCTTTTCCATAGACCATTCATTCTCAACTAACCTTTTCTTCAGTGTTTTGTACGAAATTTTAAGTTCCCTGCTCCATTGCGTGAGAGTTTGGCGTTTGCCTTTGTATTCTATAAACACATTTGTCCTCTTATTGTTTTGTTGAACGCTATTTGTTGTCCACCTGCAATTGTCAGGCGAATAGCCTTTGTTGTTGTCTATTCTGTCAATTGATAAATTCGGGGCATATCCATTCTTCATAGACCAATCGTAAAACGCCTTAAAATCATGTCGCCACTCGTCACAAACAGTGATGCCTCTTGCTCCATAGTATTTATAGCTATTGTCAGTTTTACATTCGCATCTACTTATCATTGCCGTAAACCTATGGTACAAAGGGTCTTCGGTCATTCCATGCTTAACAGCAGTCTTGTGATTTAATTCTTTGAATAAGCATCCACAACTTTTAATGTCTCCGCTTGTTAAATGACCGGCACTTATGTTTTTTACATTACCGCAGTCACATTTACACAACCATGAAATTTTACCGCTTTTATCATCACATCTTGATATCACAGTAAGTCTACCGAAACGCTTTCCGGTTAAATCATGTGGAGTTTTAATATTGTTCATCTCCTTTCTTTCCGGCTGTGCCTCACCGAAACATCTGCTATACCACATAGCCACCGTTTCAGGATTCCTCGCATCATCAGGCGTTCGCTGTGCGTCCACAGTTCTAGGCAATCGGTCATTTAACTGACTCTTAGTCAGCACCCGGAAAAATCAATCATTCCTCATCAATAGCCCCACCACCACGGGAATCACAAAACAGATAGCAAAAGCCCGGATGCGTTCCCATAGTGAGACAGCGAGGTTTTCTTTCCCGATTTCTTCAC